AGTCGCTGTTGCAGACATGATTAACGACTGCCTTGCAGAGCGAGACGCTATTGCAGAGCGAATGGTTGACCTACCTACCGAAGCCGAACTCCGAGTACAGCGTGAAATGCACGAACTGAACCACCACTACGAACAGGTTCGCAACGAGCCATACGGCGCCGACGACTTCCAAGCATACAACATGTCAAACGACTGCTGGTGATTGAAATAGGTGGGGGACCACCTTGGGGTTATGCTCACGCCGAACTCCAAGGTGACTCGCTCCGCTCGCATTGAAGCGAACGGTGGGTCACTGGCCAAGTTCCTGAGCCTGCTTGCTCTTGACACCCCTGCTATGCCTGTCCGCATTCTCTTTGAGAACGACGGTGCCTCATGCTGGACCATGAACGCAGGCAAGACTCTGATGGTGATGTTGGACCGCTGGGCCATTGACGGCCTGAAAGTCAAGGAGCCGTGCGCTATCGTGTGCGACCCCAAGGAACTCGCTGACCTCGTCCGTGTGAAATCACGGGGCGACACGGTCCGTGTGACCACCGACGCCAACGAGCCTATCATGGTCAGCACCAAGTCCCATGGCGGGGCTGAGGTTATGCCTGCTGACGAGGACGACTGCCTTACGATTCCCGATAGGAATGTGCTCCCCGTCAAGGACGGCAAGCGCCTGTTCCCGATGTTTGACAACGAGCCTGCGACAAGCGAGGCAATCCTGGCGACTGGTGAACTGACCAAGGCGTACATGGAAATGCAAACCGCCGCCGCTCCGTATGTGACGGTCTCGTTTGACAACAAGTGCGAGGCTCGCAGTGGCCACTGGGGGTCCAAAACGACTCGCTCGTGGACACCGCTTGACGCCACCTTCTCTGGCTCTCCATTCACAGTGTCGTTCACCGACAGTCTCAAAACGGTCCTGAGCGTGCTCACAGCGGCCGGAAGTGAACTCAAGGTCTCCAAGCACCACAAGGGTCATTTCATGGCCTTAGAGACCACCGCAGGCAACCAAACAACCATAATCGCCACTGAGGCAATCAAGGAGATATAGATATGACAGCAAATGAACGATTCATAGAGACAGCCGAGACCGCATTGCACATGACCGAAGAGGACCGTACCACGCTCCGCTTGATGGTGTGTGTTGACCTCCTCATTGCTCAGACTGGGATAACCGACGAGCAAGTGCGCCTGGCCTACGAGAACCGGCTCCGCACGGAAATTAAGGCGTCGGCTGAATCCTTGAAAGGACTGCTTGAATAGGCGACATGTTAATATAGGGGATGCACACAGTCCCAAACATGACGGACATAACCGTGACCATATACCCGATACAGAAGCCGACACGAGAAGCGATTTTCGCTGAACTGAATGATGCTTGGGGCCTTGGCCCTGAGGAAGGCATTCGGGTTGTTGAACACCGCCGTCATTGGGGGGACGAAGCACATACGGCAAGCATATACTTCGGACGAGAGACCGTGGCCTTTGAGACCCTGTCTCCCCGTGGAGTGTATGCGAAGCACGCTCCCGAGCAGTACCGGCTCCTCATGGAGCGACTGGGGAAGGTGTTTGACCGCACGCCCATGTTCTTCTTGTCCAGTGATGCTGATGCACGGATTTTCCTCCGAGGACGCCACGACTGTTAAGAACCTCATACCCTGTCTTTAGGCTATGACCGTGCACTCATTCACCGGAGTAACCGCTAAAATTACCGTTTCGTCAAGCCTCGTCGGCTTCGTCTCGGGAGACTTCACATTGGCTCAAGCAACGGGCAAGTATGTGACATTGAACAGCGATACGGCAACCTCTCACACTCGTGGACTCAAGTCCGTGAGCGGCTCCCTGAGCCGTGCGTGGGGCATTGACGACAATACCCTCTTCACCTACTTCGCTGACTCCGAACTGTTTGACATTACATTTGACAACGACGGAGCGACAGCGGCAAACACATACACACTCACGGGATGCGTATTCACCGACCTATCGGTTGAAGGCGTGGAAGCAGGCTCTGAGGGGGCGTTGATGATTAACGCCACCTTTGAGGGCTTGTCCTACTCCCGTGCTTGAGCAACACCCTAAGGGGGGCACACCCACATGACTTGGTTGGATAACGCAATAGAAAAAGCAGGCGAAGCGATTGAGGTTGATGTATCACATCTACACCTCGGAACTGACACACTTGAAGTGAAGCCATTGAGCGCCAACGAATACGGCGTACTCAAGTCTCATCCCGAGATGCGCTTACTCTCTGACGCCGACGACCGAGCCGAGCGCTTGGGTCTGTTGATGATTGCTCACATGCTGAACAAGTGTGACTCCTCAATCACATGGGAGAAATTGAAGCACCTACCACTCACTACCCTGGCCCAGTTATCGCAGGCAATAACCGAAGCAATCGGCACGCCTGACGGTGGTGGGGCACTGGGGGAATAACGACCCTCGCCCGCACGGACGAGGGCCAGTTCCTATTTTCACTCATGGCCGAGTTCGGCATGACTCCAGCGCAGTGGCGTGACTTAGACGGTCGTGACATGCTTTTCCTAATGGAGAGCAAGTCCGAGCAGAACCGAAGAGTCAATAACGAGCACCGCAAGAACGCTACTCAGCAACGAGCGAACAGGAGGGGCGGACGATAGCGGACACAACGGCAGTCATTGACATTCGGGCGAACACCGTTCAGTTCCGCAAGGCCATGTCCGGTGTCTCGGCATCCATGTACGCCGCCGGTGGGGCGGCCTCACGGCTCGGAACTATCGCCCGAGGGGTATTGACCCCCTTAACAGCGGCAATGACCGCTACGGCCCTCTCAGCGAAGATGATGAGCGTAGTCGTCAAGGAAGCGTCAACCCTGTACCTTGAGTTCAACGATACGCTGGCCCGAACCGGTGCTATCCTCGGTGAATCCGAGGCTGGGATGGGTGCCCTGGAAGACAAGATTCGTGAGGTCGGTAGGACGACCCGATTCACAGCGTCTGAGGTCGGAGAGGCCGCCAACAAATTGGCTATTGCAGGTGTCACCGCTGACGAGATGATTAGCGACGGAGCGCTGGAGAACCTCGTCAAGTTCGCAATCGCCGGTGGCGTGGACATTGAGACCGCAACCAACATCGGAATCGCTGGCGTCAAGGCCTTCGGTATGGAGATGGATAGGCTCGGCTTCGTGTCCGATGTACTGACCCGAACCTTCACCCGTTCAAATGTGGACATTGTCTCTCTCGGTGAGGGTATGAAGTTCGCCGCACCAGTCGCTCACAGCGCTGGGTTGGCCATTGAGGAGACTGCGGCCGCTATCGGTGCTCTGGGCAATGCGGGCCTTCGTGGTACTGTTGCTGGTACCGGTCTCCGTATGTCCATCAACAAATTACTCAAGCCCACCTTTGACTCACAGCGAGCAATCAACGACCTGGGTCTGACTGTGCAGGTGCTATCACCAGCAGGTGAGCAAGCAAAGCAGTCTCTCTCCGGTGTAGCCAGTCAATTGGACAAGACCAAAATGGACACTTCCCGACTGACCGACGAACTACGAATCCTGAACGGGGAACTGACTGGACTCAGCATTGAGCAACAAGCCAACACCTTGGCTATTGAGCAAATTAGGCTAAGGGCCGCCCGAACCAACCGTAGTCTCACCGATATGGAACTGGCTCAAATCAGTCGTATGGAAGAGGCAAACGACGGACTGCGCGTCAGTGAAATGGAACTTGACCTTGAGCGGGCAAGGAAGTCACAGACCATGTCAGTCCTGATGGAGCAACAGAAATCACTCCAAACGGAAGCCGATAGCCTCACCAAGACGATGGAGCAACAGACGACTGGGCTGACGAGCCTGGGAGATGTACTGGACCAATTGGCGGCGGGTGGTGCAACGACCACACAGGTGCTGGAGATATTCGGTGTTCGTGGTGGTACAGCCATGGCCTCACTCCTGTCTCAGCGAGAGGCATTCCACATGCTCGTCAAGGAAAACGAGAACGCCGCTGGAGCGACTCAGAACTACATGGAATCGTTGCAGGGAATGACCGACGGCGTCGGCTCGGCAAAGGAAATGTTGTTCGTATTCAATTCCATAATCCAAGACGGTTTGCTCACGGTGGGCAAGCCATTCATTGACATGCTCGTCCAAATGTCTCAATTGTTCGGCGACGACATTGCTAAGGCACTCAAGGACAACATGCCTCTGTTCAAGGAACTCGGGTTCCAAATCATGGGCATGCTCCAAGTCGTAGTGCCTCTCGTGATTGACATGCTACCATCCATGATTCAATCCATGAAGGCGCTCGTTCCAATCATCACGATATTGGCTGGAGCGTTCCGAGTCATGCTCATGGTACTCCAACCAGTGTTCCAATTATTGAGCGGAATAGGACAAATGATTCAAGGCTTGGCCATGGTCATTGGTGGCGACTTCAAAGGTGGAGCGGCCATGTTCGGAGCCGGATTGAAGGACGCTATTATCGGCGGAGCAATCACGGCATTGGCGGTCGGCACAGGTGGAGGTTCCACTGCGGCAGGTGTGGCGGCAGGTGCTCTGAGCAAGACAGCGGCAAAGGCAATCACGAGAGGCGTGACAGCCGGAACATTGGCCGGTGGTGGACAAGCAACCGAAGGTGCAAACCTCGCCCTCTCTGGCGGAATACAGAAGAAGTTCGCCATGGGTGGCTTCGTGAGTAGCCCTACGAGGGCGCTGGTGGGCGAAGACGGCCCCGAGGTAGTCATACCCCTTGGCGCTGGAAAGGAAGGCCGTAGAGACGCTCTTATGGGCCAAGCCGGACTTGGTGGTATGAATGTCAGCATAGGCGATATTGTCATAAACGGTGGGTCCAACCTTTCAATTGCTGAGGTGCGAGCGCTCATGTCAAATGAAATGCCTCGCGTCATTCGCCAGGAACTGCTAAGAGGCGCACGAGGAGTGATTTGATATGGCGTCATTCAAGAAGTCCCCCACACACAAGTTCTCACGGGTCAAGAGTGACCTCGCTGAACTTCAACGGTGGTGGCCAGCGTTCATCAAGGACGACGGTGTGCTTGGTATATCTGTTGACCCAGTCTTGTTCAAGACGAACTTCGGCACCTACGAGGACACTGACCTTGATGAGTCACAGGTCGCTGGAATCCGTGTGGAGGCCATCATGGACAACGGGGATGATGTGGGCGGCACGGAGCCGACCATCGTCATTTCAGGCTCGGGGTCATTCACTCCGAAGTGCACCATCAATCACGCCGACGGGACCAGCACCGACATTATGCTGATTGCTCCTGACCGAAGTCAAATCGGCAACAACACCGTGGTCATGAACTACGCCGACAATGTCGGCAATGTCCAAACGGCGCCAGTCAATGTTGACAATGATACCGACGAGGAAGGTATGAATGGTACGAGAACCGGACCATATCCAGTCTTCATGACCGTGCAAGAACTCGCCGAAATTATTGACACATACCGCCACATCGGAGCGGTTGATTCTTTGAAGAAGGCGTTCCTACCACACGGCCTACAATCTGACGCCGCCTTGCGTGGCCTACAATTCCCGTCCGACATTGAAGACGACCCTCGCTCAACATCGGACCCACTGCCGACTGACAGCCCGTACCGTGCCTCGGTGTTCATGCCTATGATGCTGGATAACAACCAGTTCAGCAAGGACATAGTGAACAGTACAACGGTGTGGGGCGGCCATCATTCTCGGTGGGCTGGGAACGGAATAACCCGCTACGACCCCGACCCTGAGGGTGCTGACTCGGCGACTATTGACTACAAAAAATACGGAACCAGTGGCGACCATCAAAAGAACAGCAACAAGGCACGAACAGCCAACAATACGGCTGTGTGGACCAGCCAGGACTCCTCCGACTGCCCCGCACCAAAGTACCGCATGGTTATGGCGCTCGCTTGCTTCCTAAAAGACGGCACCTACTCGTTGAACAACGGTACACTCATCCCGTACTCATACGACGCCTCACGCACCCTCGGAGGCGTGCACACGGACACGATGTACCTACGCTGGGACGGTATCGCTGGGATGGGACAAAACACCATTGGAGACCAAGAGCATGACACTCCCGCAGGCATCTACCCACTCTTTGACTTCGTACAAGGACCCATCACTCCACGAGCACAGGGAAGCAATTGGACTCACGCAATGTTGGCTGACCACAATGGGGCCAGCGGAGAACCCCTACGCTATGAAATACCCCCGAACACGCGACCATTCTCAATCAGTGCAATTTCAGTCGTCGCTCAAGACCCTGCACCAATACCAGTAGGTGGCTACACCGGTCGGCAGTTATGTGTGAGAATACCCGATGTAACCTCATCAACCGAACCAGACCATAATTTCCCACTCGTCGTTGGGCAAGCCATCTACTTGGAAGGCATGGATGGGGTACTGGGAAGCGGTACTGACATGCGAAAGGCAACCGGCAACATTTGGCCGACACGCTACGACAAGCGTCGCAAGGACAATTCAACCGGCGTTGGGACGATGGACTGCAATGGTTGGTGGCTCGTCTCCGAAGTCAACACGACCAATTTCACGAACGAGATTGAGTACCGATTCAATGTCCACCCCGACCTACTACCGGTCACTGCTGAATACAACCCCTCGGGACAGGCCTGTGCCGGACGACAAGGCGGTCCTGAAATATCGTTCAACACATTCTTCGCCAACGACACGAGCAATACACCGATTGACGGACCGATTGAACCCGACATGGGTCTGACTGACGCAAACGCTGAACTGGCTCGTCACCCGACTGTACCAATCACTGACTTTGAGACCACTGACGGGAGAGCCGGTTCCCCCGCAATAGGTACCGGCTATCAAGCCGGAATGGGTCAAGGGGACCTCAATGTACCTGTGGCCAGTTCTCGCAACGATACGGCCCCCGCACGAGTCACTATCGCCGAGCACGCAATCATTGACAACCTGGGAGAGTTCAGCGGCAACCGCCCAGTACCTCGTTCCATTCACATTCAAACACTCGGAGTCACTCCGAATGAAGTCATTCCATCAGCCCCTCCAATCATCACACAGGGCACCGGTTCTCTGAGAGTTCCAGCACCATTGGGACACGACCTGTGCACTCGCTACAACAACATTAGCGTGGACGGAGACAGTACCAATGGAAACCCTTCCCTGACCGCAGGCACAGATACAATGTGGAGGCTACGCTCTGACATAAGTCGCGCCCAAGACAATGAGGGTGCGCCATCGGGCAAAGGTGGTCCTGACCGCTGGGCCTGGAGAGGTGTTTCAGCCCCACTGTGGTCTTATATTGACGGCAATACCGGACGACACGCCTGGGACTACATCAAGCCTACTGGCTGGACATTCGGACGCAATCGCCCGTGGCCTGCTCATGAGCGCCTCGGTACTCGCTTGTCTATGTCTCCGTCACTCGCACCGGATGGGTTCACGGGCTTCGGCACTGCTGGAGGGAACCATGTCCCACCGTACAAG